TCTATATTAACTAGATGTTCATAAGGAGGCACTTTTGCACTCCACATTTTTCCTGCCACAGCAGAGTCTAGTTTAGTAATAATTTTTGTTTTACCTTCTATCATTTTTTCCTGTTTAAAATTTTGGTGCGCCCGGCTGGACTTGAACCAGCGACCTTCGAATTATGAGTTCGTTGCTCTAACCTACTGAGCTACAGGCGCATATTTTTAACGATCGCAAAGGTTAGCAATAGGTCTACATTTGTGATTATTGTTATATTCAATTATATATATTTTTTCTAGTTTTTTTCTTTGTACATAGTAATATTCTGAAACATTTCTTGCAAAAAAAGTTAGAGTTTTATTATCTAATAAATCTGGATAAACTAACCGTCTTATACGTTCATCAGTATCCAATTTACCATTATACGATAAATCTTTCATAAGCATTCTACCAAATCTGTTATCTGTACTTTGTATTGGTTGTGATGAATTTTTAGATCTTTTTCCTAGTACCATACCTGTTTCTCCAAACTTAATAATTTTTCCATCTAACAACATAATATATATCCATCCCTGTGATTTACTATACATTACATTATTATCTATATTACCATACTTCCATCTATTAAACATAGGATTATCTAATACAACATCGCAAACTTTAACAAAACCATCGTTTAAATATGGTGCAATTTCTGTATTACAGTAATTGTATTCGTCTTCTTCAAAAAGGTCATTTAAAAAAGTTTTTCTAGTAACATTATATACACTTTTATCTAATGTTATTACACCATTTTTTTCAGGCTTTAACTTAAAATTAGATAAATCTCTATCTTCAATAATTAAGGAATTTAAATTTAACATTTTTATATATTATTGAGGTTAAAAATTAGATTTTTTTAAAATTTTGTTGCCGCATAAAACGTGTTTTTTCAATACACACATAATTGATCTGCTCAAATTCTACTACTTTATCTTGAGGACCATTGTAGAACATATCAATAAATTGGTTATATGTATAATTATTTTCATAAAAATCTCCTATACAATGTATAGTTTTGATTGATTCTTCTATTGTTAATATATTATCATAAGTCCTATACTCCATTGCAGTATTAAACATCAAATTTACATAACTTTGTTTATCAGTTTCAGACCATGAACCAAAAACTGGGTTAGATAACAAGTATAAAGTAGCACAAAGTATAAATTTTTTCATAAAACCACTAGTTTTATTATGTTATAAATTATTCCACATACCAAGTTTGCGTAGGATTACCTAGTATAAATGAAGTACAATCATACATTGCATTATATGCTTCTCTCATACTCTCTTCTGTAGGATTATTAAACAAAATACTAAATTTTTTAAAATCAGGATATTTACTGTCATAATATACACATACACAATCACAAACATCTAATATTTGTTTCATAGTAAATCTAGCAGCAATATCAGGATCTGCAGTTAAATTATTAACACAATACCTATTAAATTCATTAGTATTAGCAGGTTTCCAATTTCTAGCATATAAACTAACTGGTATTAAAAATATTATAATTAAATTAAGGATTATCTTTTTTTTCATAAAATTTTTCTATTAGACAGTTGTGGATATCTATACCACCAGACATTTGAACTGTCATATAACTTCCTGGTAGATTAAATAAATCATACACCATTGTACGGTAACTACCACCTTTTTCCATATGTCTATTTAACTTTTTAAGTACCCAACAGACAATAAATTCTCGTTGTTCTTCTGTTAATGAATCAATATATTTTTCCATCGCATCATTAAACTCTAATTCAAAATTCCTAAATATATCGCTAGATTTATCTAACGCTTCTAATAAATCAGGTTTCTTATCCATTTATTGTTTCTGGAAATAGACTATTTTTGTCTTTTAAATTGTAAAGGTCAAATGTTTCATAAATATAACCTTTGAGTTTACAAAACACTTCATATTCTTTTAGTTCTTGTTCAGTTTTAAAATATTTAACTTCTTCTGGATAACTTGTTGGACCTCCATTATCACTCATTAAGTAAACAAGGTAATTATTATTCATAAAAAATTATCAATTAGGGTTTATTTTTAAACATGCGTTTGCAGAGGTTCATATCCTATATTCTACATATAGGATTGTTCAAAAACTATTTAACTTTTAAATTTTTTGCAAGCAAATTCCAATCGTTAGGACCAAAAATATTGCCATCATCCTTATACTGGCTTTCTACTAAAAGTTCATTCCAACTACTGTCTTGTCTACTGTGCTTGCTATAAAATTCCTCAAATCTCTGACTAAAAACTATGTGAGCACTTAAATAAGCATTAATGCCATGAAATAATTTTGTAGCATAGGTATTATAATTTCTAATAAAATGTTCATCTATAAAAATAAATTTTAAAAGATAATTTATAAACAACTTTATTAAAAATATATGTGCAAAAACTGTAACAGGATGTAGCTCATAAAGCAAAAATGTTAAATTTAATTCTTTATCTGTTAATATGTTTTCTGGCCAATAAGGCTTATTTTTAGACTTTGTATATCTATATTGATGACTATATGTTTTATTATTAAACGGTATATTTAAATTCCATCCTGTTTCATTTGCATTAGACTTAAAATCTGATTTTTTTCTATATTGATCATAATTATAATCTATACCATCTAATACTTTACTATATTGCCTTTCAAAATCTTTTTTACAAAAAGTTATAGTAAAATCATATTCCTTTGCATTAGAAGTTTTATTTATATTTAAATTATTTAATAAAACAGATTGATCAAAACTACAAGCTGACCCTAACTCTTTTCCAAAGTTATAAATCCAGCTTTGACCTTTAACGATCCAATCATTAAGTTCTAATTTATCATGTAAATCAAAATTAAAACTTTTTTGTGTGAATGGCTGTATTGCCTGTAAAAAACTAGGTTTTGCAGATAAAACCTTTTTTTCTATTGAAAAATCATCATATGTGATTTGTAAATTACTAAATTGACTTTGAAACATACTTGTACAAATTGCAGCAAATATGTTAGATCCTTCAATCTTTAAAGAGTTTATCATTCCTATATTTGGCTAATCTACGCTGTTTCAAATTATCTAGCATTTCTGCAAATTCAGGATTAATCCACACATCATTCATTTCTTCATCTGTAATTTTATACTCAGGATTGGCTTGAGCTATTTCTTTCTGTTTTTCTAAAAATCTTTGCCTTTTTTCTTCCTTAACTTTAATTAACTTTTCTTGTTGATTAATATACCTCCACTGCGGAGTAGTTTCATCAGGATTTCTACGTGTAACTTTTGCCATCAAATAGACTCGCACTTACGCAATTCAACAGCCAAGTATTCTACTTTTTCTTGCCAACTATAAAATTCGTCAGGAGTTCTAGCAGTTTTAACTCTTTCATATGCCTCTTGTAATTGCGGAATAAGCTCTCGTTTCCTTGCTTTAGCTTGTTGTTTGTTAAAATATTTTTTATTTTGGCTATTTCTTGTAACTACGTTCATTTGTATTCTCCTCATGTGGAAATAAATTAATTTGCTTGTAAAAAAAATTAGCTTCTGGCAAGCTAGATTTCCAATACTCTAACCTATGTGTTAATGCAAACTTACCTAACACATACTCTATACTATATTGTAAATTAGACTTCTTGTCAACACCTATAATTTCATATTTAGGAAATGCCACCTTTACTTACTCCAATCTTTGTAAAACTTAATGCTAGCAAGATTCTTAGCCTTGCTTTCGCACATAATATCAAAATCTGGCCAAAACTGTATGGCCCATTCATTTACTGCTGAGTTCCAGTAGTAATCACTGTGAGCTCGTAGCTTTTGTTTTTTGTAACCTTGTTGCAAAAGAGATTCCAAATTAGGCCTTACATCAGTAGGATGATCTGGTAGGTAATCTTCTTTTGTTACACTGTAATGCATTGTGGGTCTTACCCCTCTCCAACTCTCTAAAACCATTTTAACTCTATGATCATTATGACTAATGTACTCACCTGTTTTTACCCAATGATGATGAATATCTAAAACTGTAGGCACAATATCTGCAAGTTCCAAACAATCTTCTAAACCCCAACTTATTTCTTCATTTTCTACAGTAATTGTGTTTCTGGCTTCAGGTGTAAGTCTACCAAAAACTTTTCTAATACCTTGTGGACCGCCTCTACCAGAAATATGTATGTTACATTTTGCATCTTGGAACTTTTTTCCATATCCCATCCAACGCAACAAATCCACATGATACTCAAATTCATCAATGCTACGTTCTACAATATCAGGATTATCACTCGCTAATACAACAAATTGTCCTGGATGGAAACTAATTCTAACATCTAATTTCCTAGCAGCATCCCCTACCTTACTATATAATTTACTTGCTCTTTCTCTAACATCTGGTTTTTGCCAATAATAACCAAAATCCTCCTGTGTATAACATGGTAACTGATTACTACCTAGCCGGACCATACGTAATTCAGGATCCAAACTACCTACATATTCCACCAACTTTAGTGCCGCATTTCCATTATGCTCCATTATATCCCATAACCTTTGTTCTGCATCTGCTTTAGTTTGCCTAGATAGCCAAGCTACAGTTGTATTTTTTTCTGTGTATGGACGTTGAATTTCTTCTAGTATACGTGGTGTCTGTGTTTGATCTGAGTCCAAATATTTACAAGCAAAACCAATTCGCATAAGCAATCCTGTTTAAGGTTATGATATTAATATACATTATTTCTAAAAATATATCAAGATATTTCTTCAAGTGTGACTTGTAAAGGATAGTTATTTTGTTTTGCTAACATTTTGGTTTCGTATGCTTTTTGCTCTGCAACTTGAAAACTATATAATCCTGCTTGAGCCTTTCCTTTTTGATGAACTGATAACATTATTTGAAAAGCAGATTCCTCAGATTTACCAAAAACTTGCTGCAATACATACATTACAAATTCCATAGTAGTATAATCGTCATTAATTAACATGACCGCATACATCTTGGGTTTTTTAGTTTTAATTTTATCTTGTGTATAAAATTCTGCATCAGTTGTCATATTTTTTCCGTGGTATAGTTTTAGTTATATCTATTTTCAATAAATTAAATGTACCACCTTTGCTTTTTAACGTACCGTCATTTGCTTGACCATTTTGATCAGGATGTTGTTCTTTCATACCTATATCAGCATCTTCTGCATTTACAAATTCTCCTTCTATAGGTTCTCCATTTTTTAACGTTTCATCCATTCCTTGTAATGCTTTATGGTCTTCTGGGCTATAAGGAATTGTGATTGCTTTTGGTTTGTCTTCTCCTTTTAAAATAACCCACAAATAAATTTGATCTTCCTCTGCTCCAATAAAATAGTTTAATAAATAAAAATCTTTTTCATTCGTTTTTACTGTTGGATAACCAAAAAGATCATTTATATAAAAATAAGTTCCAATTATAAAAAACAAACTTAAAGGGATAATATAAATTAAATGTATACTTTGCTTTAATTCTATTAACAAATATAAAAAAATACTAGTTAATATAACACAAAATATAACCAAATAAATCATGTTAAAATCCTGATGTAGAAGTAGACGTAGGCATTGGAGATAGTAACGTAACTATTTTTTTACTTAAAACATTTACATCCTTGTAACTTCCATCACCTTTTATAGTAAATCTACCAAATGTTTCTTCTTGCCCTACTCTGTTGAACTTTTTCTCAGCAGTATGCACAACACTATAAGGATTTAATTTATATATGCTTACATTTACAGTTATTTCTCGAGCAACTTTATTATTTCCCATAGTATTGAATATTCCATCTTTATTTCTACCTCCATAAAAATGTGCATTTACAATATATTCTCCCGGTTCAAAAGCCCGTATATTAACTATTTCTCTATTGATATACACAACCTCTGATTTACTAGATCCCATACTAGAGTATGTATCATTCCTGTGTCCTAGATCATCTTTATCTAAAAACACACTACCTACTTGCGGATTCATAAAGCCAACTTTACCATGTGGAGTTTCTACCCACAAATCAATATCACTATCAGATTCGTCGTCCCAGTCCAGGACTATCATATATTCTGCTTTTTGTTCTATTTCACTTTTCTTTTCAGGATCATTAATCATCAAGAAACTCAACACGAATAAAAAAACAAATCCCAAAATCAAGTTAAATAATAGATCAATAAAAGCTAGGTTACTGTTGTATTTGCTTGTCATTTGTCAAAACTAACTGACATTTTAGTAATACACTACTAGTTAAACCTACTAGGGTTGTTAACAATGCAGTACCCATGCCATTTGCCATTGTACTTAAACTGGCTTTTATAATTGAAGTATCTCCAACATCTAAATTACCAAATACTGTATAGAGCATGTAGATAAAACCTATAACTGTACCTATCATTCCCAAACTAACCAAGATTTCACTAACAAACCATTCTGTTTCATAGGTATATGTATCTACTTTTTCTATAAACTGTTTATATATTTTATAACCAACAATTATGCTTGAAATTGTGAAAAACAATAAGATTACAAGGCTCAATTTAGTTAAATCATTTTCATACAAAAATTTATCAAAATCGAAATATATGCTAACACATGATCCAATTACTGATAAAACGATGATTAACCACCATTTTAAAAAAACATTCATTTTAACTTTCCAAATATAAATAGATTTTCACTAGACGTGTATATCATGATGTGGTAAAATATATAATATATTTATTACTTATACAGATTTAGGCAAGTGTTCAGATTTTGCCATAATACTTTTGCTTTCCACAATCCAAAAGTCTTCTTGATCATGGTTAATTTTCCTAGTCCATCTTCCGTGTTCTACTAGAACATAATCTCCAGCAGAGATATCTTCTTCCTCATCAGGATGGGTTTGTAGTACCTTAAACCATCTAGGTCTTACACCAATATCTTTTCCATCATCATCTAATATAATAATACCAGCGTCTGTTACTCTTTCACCTTTATCTACTGCTTCAGTTACTACTTTTCCTTTTAATGGTCTTTTCATTTTACTGTCCTTTCTTCAATACTACCATCTTCATGTTCCCATTCCTCTATAATTTTACCTTTTCTAGTATAAGAATTAATTAATTTAGGATATTCTGTTTCTGTATCAGATTCTTGTCCTAAACCTATGCTTTCCTCTTGTTTTATTGTATTTAAATTTTCACGTTGCTTATAAGTTTTAACAATTTTTCCTCCTTTTCCCAATAAATCTCCTCTAGCATTAACATTCATATTTCCTACTGCTACTGCAGTTTCATTTTTTTTAATTAGAGGAACAATATTAAAAGTTTTTCCTCTTGCAGTTTTGATCTCTTTCATTTTAAAAATTCCTTTAAATCTAAATTGTATTTTAAACTATCCACCTTATGAACTCCTATTAAATATAACAAATAAGAACTTACAGAGCTGCCTCTACCTACACCCCAAATTATTTTATTTTCTCGCATCACATCTACCAAATAAATCATTAATTTTAAAATAATCAATAATCCTTTTTTATTATATATTGCTAATTCATAATCAACTCTATTTTGTTGACTTAGTTCTAAATTAAATTGTTTAAAAAAATCATATATATCAATATCTAAATACTTTTTAGGAATCATCCATTTTAAATCATTATGTTTTGTAGATATTTGTGTTTGTGATAGCTTGTTATATTTTTTAACATCATTACAGTCTTCTAAAACAAATTTATTTATGTCTCCTCCTGACTGCAATATATCTATAGCTTTGTCAATAGGTAGTGTTATTTCACCTTTGCTATTAATATAATTATTGAACCACATCATCCAATGTTTAAATAATTATTAAATTCCGACTTATTATTGTCAGCATCTTTATTTGTAAATTCTTTTTTCTTTTGATCTATTTCATTTTTAATTTGTGTCATTTGATAATATGCACTAGAATTGATACTTTTTTTATATTTTTCTAAAAAAACTTTTTCGTATTCTAATAAGTCTTCTAAGTTTTCAAAATTAGGTATCCAAAACATTTTTTAAATACTCATTATTATATATGATTTTATCTAATGCTAAATAATTTTTTTCTAAATCTATGTTAATTAATTCAAATACAAATAAATCATAATTTATTTCATCAATTATTTTATAATGTTGTAGTTTTTTTCTACAAACTTCCCAATTTGCTGTAAAATATCCTGTTCTGTTTATAATTTTTGGTTGGGTATTAGTACTTAATATAAAATCATTCAAATTATAAATTTTAGAATCTATTGTAATGTCACATACGTGAATGCAAGGATAAAAATCTGGACCAATTTGGCAAGTCAAACCAGATATAATAATATCAGTCACAAATCTCCGTCTTTCCTATTTTCTGAAAACCAACTGTCAAATTTTCCTCCAGGATATCTTTTAGCAAGCTTATCTATATTCATTTTTATAACTTCATTAGGATCAATATTGAGAGCCATACAACCTTGTACCCAATACCAAATTATATCTCCTAGTTCTCGTTTCATGTGCCATTCTGTATCTGAATCACATGGCTTTCCCTGGAAAATTATTTTTTTAACAATTTCAGCAAACTCTCCTGATTCACTTGATAGACCAATGGCTGCTGTAAGCATTCTAGGAATATTAACACTGTCATCTACGTGAGGTCCTGCCTCTAAACTAGCTAATCTACTTGCAAAATCACTATATTGTTTACTTTCTTTGCTTGTAACTGAATCTACAAATTCAGCATAATCATTTAAATTGACATTTGCATCCATGATGGTTTTTCCTGAAATTCAAAGTTATCCGGAATGCTAAAACTGGTGCTACATCCACAAGTAGCTTTAGCACGGGGGTTATTGTAACGTGGACCTGGAGCAGCAAGATCAGTATTCCAATCAATCTCCAATCCATCTATTAAAAGATGACTTTTTCTATCTACACAAATATTAACATCTTTGTCTGTGAACACATGATCTCTTTCTTCTGGAAAGTCAAATTCTAACACATATTCATATCCGGCGCAACCTCCTCCTTTAACTTGTACACGTAAATGTTTGTCAGTTGCTTCCTGATCTTCTGCTAATCTTTTAAAATTTTTTGCTGCTAAATTTGTTAAATGTATCATTAATCATCTCCTTTTCCTGGATTGGTGCTAATGTGTTCTCTTTTTTCTGGATCTCCATCATAACCTTTTTGTGGATTCCATTTATCAGCATCTTCTAGAGGCCCCCTATTTTCTGTAATATTAGGCCATACTTTACTAAATTTAGTATTGACTTGTAACCAAAAATCTATTTTTTCTCTAGGCGTTTCTTTATGTGTGTCAGGAATAATAGCTTTTGCAGGACATTCAGGTTTACATACTCCACAATCAATACATTGATCAGGATCAATTACTATCATGTTTTCACCTTCGTAAAAACAATCTACTGGACATACTTCTACACAATCCAAATATTTACATTTAACACATTCTCCTGTAACAATATATGTCATTCTGAATCCTCTATTTGGCGATGCATCATATCATAATCATATTCATATATAGGTTGGCTCATTGAGTACATATCCATTTCTGCTTGAGCTTCTTCACTCATCATATGTGGTCCCCACTCAGGATCAAAAGTAATGTTTACATCACAAGTTTTTATACTATCTATATTTAATACTGCTTCTTTGACCCATTCAGGTAATTCTTCTGCTACTGGACAAAAAGGACTTGTTAAACTCATTAAAATTTTAATATTTTCTGAATCTTCAACATCTATATTATATATTAATCCTATGTCGTAAATATTTATTGGTATTTCAGGATCATAAACAGTTTTTAACTGTTCTATAATTTCATCCTTTAAGGATTGCATCAAGTTCACCATTTAGATATAATTCTGTTATTATGTCGCAACCTCCTAAAAATTCTCCCTTCACATATAACTGAGGGATTGTAGGCCAATCACTGTATTCTTTTATTGCCTGCCGTAGTTGAGGATTCATCAAAACATCTTCTGAGTTATATTCGGCATTTAAAACTTCCAAAATATGTACAACTTTGGCACTAAAACCACATTGGGGTTCCTCTGGAGTCCCTTTCATGTATAACATAACTTTATTATTAGTTATAGCTTCATCTATTTGTTGTTTAATGTCCACTTTTAATTTCCTTTAATTTAAAAATAAGATTTACCATGCCATTAGATCTACTAGGACTTAAAACAAACCCTAACTTTGTAATCATTTTAGGATCAAATAACTTGGATTCTTCTACAGTAAAATTATTAAATAAATCACAAAACATTGCTGCTAATCCTTTTGTAATAACAGCATCTGCTTCACTTTTAATTATATTATCATCTATGTTAATCCATAAATTACTAGCGCATCCGGGAATTAGATTACGTTCTACACACTTATCTTTTGGTAAAACAGGGCTATGATTTGCCCAATCTAATATATTTTGGTATCTATCAAAATTGTCAAGTCCTTTAAATTCTTCTATTAGTGCAGAAAAATGATCCATATTTAACTAAATTTTCTAATTCTAGTTTCGTGTCTTCCGCCTTCGAACTCTGTTTTAAGAAAAATATTAACAATATCTCTTACAATAGAAGGATTCACTGTCCTTGCTCCTAAACATAATACATTTGCATCATTGTGTTTCCTAGTCATTTCTGCAGCATAAACATCATTACATAGTGCTGCCCGAATAGTAACAATCTTGTTTGCAGCCATACTCATACCTATACCTGTGCCGCAAACTAAAATACCAAAGTCTGCACGATCCTGCAAAATTTCAGCACACACTTTTTTAGCATAATCTGGATAATCAACACTATCAGGTGTATTGCAACCTAAATCTGTTATTTCAATATTATGTTGCTTCAAATGATCTACAATCATGTCTTTTACTAAATAACCTGCATGATCACTTCCTATTGCTATACGCATGTTTACTCTTTGTTGGAATTTTTAGTTAATGTATCTAAACTTTTTTGTAAAGCTACTTTAAACATTTTAACATCTTTTTCATCATTAATCAAGCCTGAACTTGCTCTTACTACACCTTTTTTACTTATACGTTTTACATAAGGCTCTGCACATAAATTACCTCCCCTAACGGCAACATTCTGTGATCCTAATAAACTTGCAACATCAAAAGCATCAAACTCTGATATAAAGCTACAAATGCAATCTGAGTTTTCATTAACAACTTCACAATTCAACCCTTTTACAATAATATTTAATTCTTGGATAATCTCTTTTGAATACTCTTTTGCTTTTTCTCTACCAATGTCTGTTAAAAAATTACAAGATTCTGCAAAACCCAATGCTCCAGCAATATTAGGAGTTCCAGCTTCAAACTTAGCAACTCCTTCACTGTATACTGCATTACCGATAGTAACTCTGTCTACAGTACCTCCACCTACTTGCCAAGGTTTCATTTTTTCTAATAATTTTTGGTCTACACATAAAGCACCTATACCAGTAGGTCCGTACATTTTATGAGCACCAAAACTAACAAAATCTGCTTTAGGATAGGTATGATATTTAATACTTTGTGCTGCATCAACATGCAAGTAACAATCAAAAGTTTTAGCAAAATAAGCTATTTTTTCTAAAGGTTGCTCTATACCTGATACGTTCCCTACATGAGCTAATGTTAATAATTTTCGTTTACTAATACTTTGTGTGCTTTTTAAAACATCTTGCAGGTTATCTAAATCTATCAAACCATTGTTGTCGTACTCTAGCCAATATATTTTTACACCTTGCCTTTGTTGTAACTCGATCCAGGGCAGCATGTTACTGTGATGCTCACAACTTGGAACATATATACCATCATCTTTTCCCCAGTCGCTACAAAAACTATAAGCTAATAAGTTAATACTTTCCGTTGTTCCTCTTGTAAAAATACACTCAGGAGAACTAAACCCTGCAAATTCTGCAACTGTTTCTCTAGCATTTTCATATGCTACAGTAGCTTGTTGTCCTAGTTCGTGTGGAGAGCGATGTATGTTAGCTCTCATTTTTTCGTAGTATTTGTATTCACTATTAATTACTGATGTAGCTGTAGGGCTTGTGGCAGCATTATCAAAATATGCCCATTCATCGTTATTATGAAATAAGTCTTTGAACATCAATTAATCTCTCTATGTGTTTATCAGCTTCTGCTGATTGTACTAGCATTGAATTAATAATTCCCTGTAACAACAGCTCTTTTGCATTTTTAATTCCTCTAGTATTAAGATAGAAAAGCTGATCTGCATTAAAATATCCCATTGAGCATCCATGACTACATTCTACACTATCTGTATGGATATATAAATCAGGTCGTGCTAGTATTACACTAGAATTATGAAGCAAAAAGTTTTTGATATTTACATGAGCTGAATTGGCTTTAGTACCTTTGTTAATTGTAACTCCTACAACATTGGTGATACTACTATCTTTGCCTGCAATGTTGAGTGACTTTACAGTTACTGAATTATTATTACCAGTACATTTAATATTTATATTCACTTCTGTTTCAAAATCAACAGCAGTATTTACAATATAAACATTGGCATTATTATTATTACCAAGGTTGATAGATGTATTTATCTGTTCTGAAGCACCATAATAACCAAATATCTCCAAATTTGCATAGTGATAAACTTGATTAGATTTAACATCTTTAAGTGAACTGATTATATCCTTCATTTTTTATTTTTTGTAACATATTTGGTTTATAAGTATTCAATTTGGAGTTTGCTATTACATGAACTTGTGATGGCTGCAAATAGTCATATAACTTAAAGTTGTGACTTACAACAATACAAGCAGTATCAGATGTTAAATAATTTTTAATTAGTTCTGCTATAATATGCAATGCATCTACATCTAGTCCACTATCGATTTCATCTAGTAACAACAATTTGGGTTTAAGCATCAGCATTTGTAAAATTTCCATTTTTTTACGCTCTCCACCACTAGCATTCAAATTGAACAAACGTTGGTGCCAATCTTGTCCTAGTTCTAACTTATTTGCATTATCTTTAAATTCAGTTAGTATTTGTTTAATTTTAACTGTGCTATCACGTTCTCTTACAGATTCTCTAACAACAGCCATGTTACTGATTCCTTCTATTTCTATAGGCTGTTGAAATGTCATGAATATTCCAGCTTTTGATCTTTCATCTGGAGGCAACTCTGTAATGTCTTTGTCGTTAAAAAATGTTTTACCTGTTACATCAAAAGTTTTTCCCATTATTGCATTTAATAATGAACTTTTGCCACTGCCATTTGGTCCAAGCAAGGCATGTATTTCACCTGGATTGATAGCAAAGTTTACCTTGTCTAATAATTTTTTTCCATTAATACTAACAGAATAATCTAGTAATCTAAGCATGTCTCCTTTTTGCTTCTAAAGCCTGTTGTCTTAATACATTTGCATTGTGTTCACAAATAAGAGCTTCTATTTCACAAACCTCAGCGTGAAGTTCATCTTTTCTAGCTTGTAGTTTACTTAAAACATCTTGAGGTATAACATTATTTACAAAATAATTTTCTTTAGTATATTTTAGCATAATATTATCTGTGTACCAGGTTTTACGAAGTTGTTCTACTTTTCTTGCATTTTCTGCTATTAAATCTCTATAATCTGACATATAATTTTTTATTGATTGTTATCCTATTGCTCCTTCTAACTGTACTTCTAATAATTTATTTGCTTCTGCAGCAAATTCCAAAGGTAATTTATTAAATACATCTTTACAAAAACCATTTAGTATAAGAGTACTTGCTTTTTCTGGACATAAACCTCTTGTATTAAGATAGTATAGTTGATCTTCGTTTAACTTACTAGTGGTTGCCTCATGTTCTATTATAGCATCTTTTCTACTATTTTCAATATAAGGAATTGTTACAGCACTACATTTGTTTCCTAATAACAAACTATCACACTGAGTAAAATTCCTGGCACCTTGTGCTTCATCAGCCACCCTTACTAAACCTCTATAAGCATTACTACTTGATCCTGCTGATATTCCTTTACTGATTATCCTGCTTCTGGTATTTTTACCTAAATGGATCATCTTGGTTCCAGTGTCTGCAACTTGATGATTATTTGTGAGTGCAACACTGTAAAATTCTCCTATACTGTTATCTCCACGTAAAATACAACTAGGATATTTCCAGGTTATCGCACTACCAGTCTCTACTTGTGTCCAACTAATTTTGCTTTTGTTACCTTTACACAAACCACGTTTGGTTACAAAATTATAAATACCACCTTTTCCGTTTTCATCTCCTGGGTACCAATTTTGTATTGTACTATATTTAATTTCAGAATTTTCCATAGCTACTAGCTCTACTATTGCAGCATGTAGTTGATTTTCATCTCTCATTGGAGCCGTACAACCTTCTAAGTAACTCACATAACTGTTGTCGTCTGCAATAATTAATGTCCTTTCAAACTGTCCTGTTTCACGTTCGTTTATACGGAAATAAGTGCTTAACTCTAATGGACATCTAACTCCTTTAGGAATATAAACAAAACTACCATCACTGAACACTGCAGCATTTAAGCAAGCCCAAAAATTATCAGTATATGGTACAACTGTACCCAAATACTTTTTAATAATATCTGGACACTTCTGTACACCTTCATTAAAACTACCAAATATAATTCCTTGCTCAGCAAGTTTTTCTTTGTATGTAGTACCTAAACTAACACTATCAAATACAGCATCAACAGCAACACCTGCTAATGCAGCCTGTTCTTTTAGTGGTATACCTAATTTTTCAAAATCAGCTAAAATTGCAGGGTCAACTTCTTCTAAACTTTTAGGACGATTTTTAGGTTGACTGTAGTAGTGAATGTCTTGAAGATCAATACTTGATAAATTAAAACTGGCCCATTTAGGTTGTTTTAAAGTAAGCAATCGCTTATATGCCTTTAAACGATACTCTAATAACCAACTAGGTTCAGAATTTTTTTCGCTTATAGCACGAATTGTATTTTCAGACAATCCTTTACTGAATACCTCAGATTCAACATCAGTAACAAATCCAGCATTGTATTTTTGATTGACTATGTTTTCTATACTCATTTATATTTCATTAAAAATAAACTTAAATTACTCTGTTTTTTAAATCTAAGGAAAAGCTTTTGTACAAAAGCATACTTTCTACTTGACCAGTCTTTACCATTAGGTCCCAATTCTGATTCTAACAAGGTATTCATTGCACTACACCATCTGGGAAATCCATTATTAGTTAAACTTTTCTCTTTCCATTCATCACTAGGTCTAAGTATAACTAACCAATAATATGGATGTGCTTCAATTTCATTAACTTCTAATATATCAAATATCATCTAAATTCAGTAATACCTAATTGTTTTACTGCTCTTTGTAATGCTACTATTTGATTTACACAATCATATAAAGCATGGTGCTTGTATTCGTTAGGTATTTCTGTATTAGCACATTTATATATAGTTCTATAATCCATTACTTGCCAATACTTCCAAGGAGTAGATTGTTTAATTTTTCCGTAAACAGTTTCCATGATAGGAAAATCAAAGTAAGAACCATTAGACCAGTAATAAACAGCACCTTTACTCCATTTATAAAATTCTTTTGCAACTTTTTTAATATCATTTCTATCAGTATCTGTAAATGCTTCTTCTAAAACTGATTGTTCTTGTTTAGCCCACCATTCTATAGTGCTTTCATCTATGGTTAGATCTAATTCTTCACATGTAGATAAATCAATCCTTTTATAAAAACAATCCAAATTATGTATATTACCATCTTTTATACTTAAACTATTATCTTTAAAAGGATCAAATCTGATTGCAGCAAATGTTAACCAAGAACTACTAGGAGTTGTGCCTAGTGTTTCTAAATCAATCATTATATGTTTCATAAAAGTTTTAACATAGGAATTGCAGTAGGATCTGGTACAAACCATTTTCTATCTAAATTTTGATAGCCTAGCTCTAACTTATATAAAGTATGACGTTGTGTTCTCCAATTTCCGTGTCCAAAAAGCCTATTACTCATTGCAACAAGCTGGTAAAAATGATCTCTATCTCTCACACAAAACTGTGCTTCATGTAAATCTTTTTTACTGATTTTAGACAAATATATTCCTTTCAATCACTGTTAATAACTTTGACCTTAGCCCCATCCCATGATTCATCTAATTTAATTTGACATCCCAATCTACTATTATCATAAGATTCAAAAACAAAAGCATCGATAGTGTCCTGTTCATCAGCTTGCTTTTCTGAACTACCTCCTGATTCTACTACGATATGACAGGTTCCGCAATCTAAAAATCCACCACATATACCAAATCCTTCATCAAGATTATTTTGAATCATCAAACTTGTGAGTTTTTGCTTATTACGAAATTCATAGTCATTTGTGTTGCCATTTTTGTCTGTAATTGTTATTTTCATTTTTACCTTTTTAACATTTCTATCAAATTTGTACTTGTTGTTGTGTACTGAAATTCAGGAGTTTCACCTTTTATACGTTTGTACGCAGATTGAACTGCAAGTGTGGTTTCGTGAAATCCACTTAAAATCAATTTTAATTTACCTGGATAGGTATTACAATCTCCTACAGCATATACACCGGGTATATAGGTTTGGAAATTTTCTGTGTTTACATTAATAAGTCCATTGATACCCCATAATGCTTCAAAACTCTCTATGTTAGCTTTTGACATAATTAAACCAAAAAACATGTAAATTTTATCTGCGTTTAAAAAATATTCTGATTCTTTTTGATTAATTAATACGCCTTTATCATTAATGCTAATTGCATTACTATTTAAATACAAACTTATTTCATTTTTTGATACTTTATCCATTAGTGCATCAACACTGTGCGGAGCAGCTCTAAATTTACCTGTTCTATGTACTAGCGTTAATTTTTTAGGAATTTGTCTTTCATTAAGTAACAAACACCAGTCTAATGCAGAATCTCCTGCTCCAAAGATAACAACTTCCTTGTCTTTAAGACTATCTATATTTTTTAATGTATAATTTACAAGTCCTGAATTTTCGTAAACATCTAAATTTTCTAAATTAGGCTTTTTAGGAACAAATTTTCCTCCTCCACTTGCCATGAAGATACTACCAGCACTAATAAATTCACCAGATTTTAATTCTATTATAAATAGGTTTTCTTTTTCTTTGTTAACTGTGAGTATTTCGTTATTTAAATATAAATCATAGTTAAAAGGTTTAATTTGTTCTAGTAAAGCATCAACATGTTGTTGTGCAGTTTGGTAAGGAACTCCAGGTATATCGTAAATTGGTTTTTCTGGATATAATTCAGTACATTGTCCACCTGGTCTATCCAACGCATCCACAATACCACAGGTTAATCCCAGTAGACCTGCTTCAAATACTGTGAAAAGACCAACAGGGCCAGCACCGACAACAAAAATGTCATAATATTTCATAAAGATTTTATTTCAATGTTTAAATCGATTTTTTTAAGTTTAGCAATAGAGTAAGCTTCTAATGCCTTTTGCTCAGCAATTTCATAGTTATATTTGCCTGCTGTAATTTTTCCATTTTGTAACAAATCAGACATTAATTGCACAGTATGTTCAACATCATGATTAAAAATGTCTTTTAGTATTTCAGAAAATTGAGACAAATCATTACTAGAAGTTTTTTCTACAACAACTTCATATTTACTAGGTAATTTTAATTGTGTTTTTGTAGATACTTCCATAAAAACCAACTCCTTATATTATATTTATTTAATCTACGGTTAGTATATATGTAACTGGCTCTAATTCTATTACATTAGTATTGTTTTTTAAGTATGTATACAATTTTGTTTGATAAAATAGTTGGACATCTGAAACATTATCTGGATTCACTATAGCACCAGTGTAAGTCATTTGAGATCTATTTAAGTTAAAACTAAAGAATCCATTATCAGTAACAACGTAATTAGAATTGGCAGGTGTAATTCCTGTTTGATTCATAGCAACACTATCTACATCTCCATGTACATGAAATTCCAATGCAGTTAGGTTATCTGCTGTCCAATTTGCAGATGTTACAGTTCCTGTGGTGCCGCCTTTTAATGATAATTCATAAACCGATTGAGTCAATATAGGTTGTGTGTTGGTAGTATTGTCTTGTAGCCTTGTATCAGTTATATATACAGTGTTAATAGTTTCATTATTAGTGACATGATCTAAATCTGTAGTTGTAGTAACTGTAGCAGTATCAATAAGAGTATAGTTGTCTTTGATGGTAACTTCTTTTTCTAACTCTGTCCTAGGCCATTCAGAACAAGAAGCTGCAAATACCAATGCAGTTAAAAATATTTTTTTCATTTTTTCTCCTTATATAGTATTTAACAGAACTGGGAGGATAGTAATCCTCCCAGTTTGGAATTAACCTGTTACGACAGGAATTTGCTTAGGACGTTCTTCTTCTGGAATAATTTGTTCTAAGTCTACAGTCAACAAACCATTCTTTAGTACAGCATTTTTTACCTGTACATGTGGTCCTAATCTGAAAGTTCTTTCAAACCCTCTTGTTGCAATTCCTCTGTGCAAGTAGTTCTTCTTTTCTGAAGCATCTACTGTTTCTTTTTTGCCGCTAATTGTCAACACTCTTTCCTTTTGAGAAACGTTGATTTCTTCTTCAGCAAAGCCAGCAATAGCCAAGCTGATTGTCCAATTGTTTTCATCGACTTCCTCAATATTGTATGGAGGATAGCCTACATCACGTGTAGGATAATTAGAGTGGAAAGTTTCCAAATCTCTGAAAATACTGTTCATTCCTACTGTGAATGGAATCAATGATGAAATAGCGTCATTTAAAGATGAGGTTGTAAGATGTCGTGTCATGTTATTCTCCTTATTAAGCAAGACATATAAAATGCAAGCACCCACAATTGGCATGCTCACATAATTATTTATACAACAAATTTAATTTTTTGTCAATAATATTTTATATATTTTTTGAGTTGTTTGTTAATTTCACGTTCACGTCTAGCAATAGATTTTTGTTTTTCTATTCTTTTTTTATCACTGGGTTTTTGATAAGCTTTACGATTATAATATTCTTTTATTATTCCGCTCTCTAAAGTCATTTTTTTAAATCTTCTAATTGCCTTGTCTGTTTCATTATATTTTACATAAACAATAAATCTAGTTGCGTTTGCCATTCGTTAGTATTGCAATAATCTTGTTATGATTTACTGTGGGTTTCTGTTCCCATTCAGTATCAGGAATCATTTCTTTGACTTTGTCAAGTAATACAACTCCCTTATCAGCTTGCTGAATTTGCCTGCTAAATAACTTCACAACAAGTTTAACTTTCTTGTTTATATTTATGAAATTCTTTATTTTATTTGCTTTAACTTCTAGATCATGTTGTTGAGTCATTAACTTGAACTGCATTTCTTTTGTTTCTATTATACTTTGACGTTGTTTTTGTTTGTTTTTTTTGTCTTTGCGACTCTGCTCATAAAACCATTTGCCTTTATCACAAATTTTGTAGACTGGTGGATCTGCTTTATCTGTAACACATACTAAATCTAATTGCCGCTCTTTAGCAATTACTGATGCTTCAAAATAACTTACCACTCCTTGTTGTGTTCCGTCATCTAAAATAAGTCGTACTTGTTTTGGTTTTGGTTTAAATTCTTTCATATTTAAAAAAAATATTCTCCTAATTCATCTAAGGTATTAATGTATACTGCTTGGGATTTATAAAAACATAATGATTCTAAATTTTTATCTGGATTTTCGCTAAAAACAAAAGTTTTTTTTGTTTTAGCAAAATTAGTTATAAACGCTATTTTTTCTAAAGTAATATTGTTAAAATCTACAATTATATGTTGTACTTGCTCTGCTGTTGACATATTCCAACTGATTGTATCAATATTATGCCAATCTTCTTGTAAATAAAATATAAAATCTTTTAGTATTGCACTATCTTCTATTGTGCTTACTACTTCAGCTATCCATTCAGGATCTTCACTGGCTAAGAAAAAACTCATTTCTCTAGACGGAACAAACAAACTAGGATAGGTTATTGTTATAGACTCATTACTCATGTGCTGGTTTATTTAAAAATACTTTTGTGGGTTTTTGATTTGGTTTTATAACTTCATCAATTATTTTTTGAGGGTTTTCTTTATTTTGTTTTATTATTTCTTTTTCTTGTACTGTAAGTTCTTGTATAACTTCTTGTTTAATATCTATTTCTTCTGAAGTTATAGTATTATTTATAGTTTCTTTTTTTCCAAAAATATTTATTTCTTCATTAGGTATCCATTTATCTCGGTTAATTAATGTCATGTTAGCTGCAATTAGCAATAAAACTGCCAATGGATCAAAAACAAAAATAATTAATATAATTACCCATTTTACTGCTTTTTCTAATAAATTTTTATCTGCTTGTTCTCCATAAACAAATTCTGCAATATATTTAATAGGACCAACTTCAGCTTCTAATTTTCTGTAGTCTGATTCTATTTGATACTTTTGCTCAGTCAAAATATCTATTTGACTGTTGCTATCAGTAATTTTTTTAAGTTCTTCATCTATCAAAGTTCCCACATTAACTTGATCTGAACTTTGTAATTGTTGTTGATATTGTTGTATCAGGTTATTAGATTCAGATATTTGTTTATCGGCTTGTGTTCTAAGTCTTGTTATTTCCTGTCTTGCTGCAACTGTGTCTGGACTGTTTGAACTATTTTGTATCTTTTCTAACCAACTGTTTCGTTCTGCATTTTTAATATCTTGGAAATTTTGGAATGCAGCAGCAGTAGCAGGTCCATATTTACCATCAGCCTTTGTACCAACAATACCTTGTGCTTTAGCTATTTCATTATTATCAATATAGCTATTGAGTGTAGACAAAATTTCATCTATTTTGTTTAATTCTTGTTGATATAATTTTGTGGAATTTTTGATTATTTCATTTTGCTCATCAACAAGTGGTTGTATTCTAGCATAAGCGTTATCAATACGTTCCTGTTCAATATTTATTTGCGTTTGTACACTGGCTTGTATACCAGTTCCTTTTGATTCTAATGATGTAATTTTTTCTTCAGATCTATTAATTATACTTTCATATCTAGCAATATCATTTTCTATTCTTTCTACTTGTGCTAGATTTTCTATATTAGCACTGGTCTGTTCAACATGAGCTTTTGACAAAAAACCAAATATACCCATTGACGTAATGAACATCAATACTATGACAGCACTTGTAAGATAATATTTGATTAATTTAGGAACGTAAAACCAATAACGGTAAAGCCAACTTGCACTTACAAGTTTAGCAACTTCAAGTGCAGAGCCCATAATAGCGACAGGAATAGCAGCACTAGCAAAAATTGCAATCAACCCTGCAATCGAATACCATGCTGCTATGAAACTGATTGTAAGAGCAGTAAAAAATACTAAAAATGTAAAAATCATTAATCAAAAGGAGCCAGCAGGCGAATCTACAACTATAGCATAATCAGCTGGCGTAACCATGGGATTTGCGGTTACTTCTTCTCTTATTGTAGAAGGATCTTGACCTGAAATAAATTTGTGTCTTAATCCTGTATTAACTTTTGCTAAACTTGCTTCTATTGCCTCTTCAATAAATGTACTACCAGTCACTAAAGTACCATTAGGATATCCTGATGGCTCTCTGCTGTATTCTACACTTATTGTAAAAGATGTAGTATTATTTAGTTTTCCAGTTGCATCTACAGTATCGCCAAATGCTTGTACTGCTACTGGGTTTTCATTTTCACTTAATGCAGCAATGATAGATGCAAACCGCATGTTACCTCTTTCTATAGCCAAGCTGATATCATTGGTATTTACAGTTACTGTGCCTGCAGCATCTAAGCTTTCTGCACTATGCGGCACATAATTTCCTTGGGCTGCAACCCCGCCTGCTGCTTGAGTATTTGTGAATATCACTCTATATCTAAAATCTCTAGCATTGTTAAAATCACTTTTATAAGCGTATGCTTCTGTTGACATTTGTCTCTCCTAACACTTTATATTATTTATTCAGAAGTGTTAAATTTTTCGGCATAACCTTGTTCGATTAATTGTTCCGCAATATTTGTTTTTTTATCTGTTTTTTGTATAAAAATCGAACCTAAACACCTACCAACTTTTCCTCTTTTACTACTTACAGTTTCTACCTCAAATTCATATGTATGTAAAGTATCAGTTATATAGTCAACTGCTTCTTTTTGTTTTTCTGGATTAATTTTTATTCCATACAATTTAACTCGCTGTTTTATATAAATGTAAAAGCCTAAATCTAAATATACATCTATACCGTCAGCTGTGGCTTTAATAAACCTAGCTTTGTAAATGTACAATGTAATACTCCTTGATTCCCGAAGGATTATACATATATTTATTTAAATATAGTTTTTATTACATGCGATAAAATATATGTTGACCTATTGTTGCAACACGTTCATAGTGTTTTGCCCACCAAGGTTTTACATATCTAGCATGATAAAATAAGCTACCTTCAGCAAAATCATAAAAAGGATATCCTGATAACAACTTATGTGCTATATCATAACTTTCATACCAACGATGGCCTTTCCAGGGTTCATCTTCCAATCCATCACAATACCAACTAAACTGACATTTGTTTTTGACTGGTAAACCATTGTTATAGTGGATTCCTTGTTTTACAACTTCACATACTGTATTAGGATAGTCTGAATGTTCTACTCTGTTAAGTACAACTTGACCAATTGCAATTTTTCCTTCACGAGGTTCTAAAGCACTTTCAAAATATATGTTAAGTGCCATGCATTCTAATTGGACTGGATCAGGTTCGGGAGGGATGTAATAAACGATTACTTTTTCTTTAATTTTATTAAAAACATTATGTACATGTAAATCATTACTTACACTACTAGTATGTACAATAGTTAATATGATAATAGATATTAATGTCTTCATTTAATTTCCTGAAAAGATAGAAAAAGGTAGTAATATTTCTATTACTACCTAGTTTATGTTTTCTAAAATTATTTAGTAGACTTTGTTTTTCCGTCTTTGCTTTCTACAAAACCATAAAGCTCTTGTGCTTTTTGCAAAACGTCTTCCATAGTGTATTTTTCCGGCATAATTTTTTTCCATGTATCTACTGTGAGTTTATTTTGTTCTTGCATAAACTCCATGTTTTTTACAGCCATTTCATGTTGCATCTTGTATGCATCATCTAGATACTGTTTTGCCATTTCTAAAATTTTAAAACGCAATTCAAATGGTGAAGTCATAGCGGCTCCCATAAAGGTTTTTTGAAAGTCTTTGATTGTATCTGTGGTAAACATTTGTTTTTCCTGTGTATATGTGTGTTAAATGACATTTGACACTATTATCAAAAATGTCATCATTAGTGTTAAAGAAAAAAGCAAAGCAAACTGTTTAGGATTTGGATTAGGCATTTTTCTTCTCTTTTACTTGAGGTTTTTGATACAAATCTTTGTACCAACCTCCTCCTTTAAGAACAAAGCTATTACGGCTTACAACCCTATTTAGCTTGCCTTTTTTGCAAACAGTACAATCTGTCAAACTGTCACTAAAACTTTTAGCAAACTGTTCGACTATTGTACTGCAACTATCACATTGATATTCATATATTGGCATATTAAGAATATTGTAATTTATGGTTTAAAAAAGATATATTTCTGTTTTTTTGGGAATCCCAGTTACGTTGTCTTTGCTCTAAATCAGTGAGATCTTGTGCTTGAGAAAGATAGGTTTCCATTTCTTTTTTTTCGTCGTAGATCACACTGTTTGCAACATTAGTAACATAGCTCCAAAAATGTTGAAACCATTTAACAATTGTTTGATCTGCTTTATGTGAATCTATAAAACTACACAAATGATATTCTGCTTCACTAGCTGTTCTATATTCACTTATGTAATAACTTGCAAGTGGATGGGATCCATATTCTTGAAAATAACTTTGACGATCATATACTAACATATTGGCCTCCTTTGTGTGTTGTGTTATGTACTATGTATTTATCAATTGGATTTACTAACCTTGGCCTCTATAACGTTTCCAGCTACGCCTTTTGTGCTTGTTTAAAGGTTTACTATTACGACCTTTTCCTTGGCTTGTACGCTTTCTTCTGTTAGCATTTAAACTAAATTTATTTTTTACTGTTGTTGTTTTTTTAGACATATTTCCTTTTTGTGGTAGGGAGTTTCTGTTCCCAGGTACTCCCTAAACCCGTTCAGCTTATGCTGCTAATGCAACCTGAGCTGGAGAATAATCGCTGTTGTTTGCAATTATAAAGTTGATGGTGGTCATCACCCTATTTGCTCTCTCTGTTACTATCATTTACTGTCGAATACCTAAACACCCCCATGTGTTGAAATGTTATGGTGGAGGTGGCCGGAATCGAACCGGCGTCCAATAAACTACCCTTACAGGTCTACAAGCAAACTATTAATAAGTATATTTATTTTTAGAAAAAAGTCAAGTAAATTTTCTATATCGCAATGTAGGATTTATAAACTCATCATATACTGATTCTAATAATAGTAAATTAAAATTATTACAAGTTTCTATAAATTTTTCTTTAGAAGTATACAAATCTTCATAGTACAATATGGGTATATTTAGACGATTAGATATATTTGTTACTACTTCTATTGAATGTAATAACAAATTAGTATTTGTTACACAAACCTGATCATACTTTACATCTATATCTTTATATTTTTTATGAAAGACACTGATTTTTGGAGTTAGTGTATTATTCCAAGTATAATCTGCTATTATTTTGCTTTTGATTTGATCTCCTATATTTTTTCTTAATAATAATATTATTCTATCAAAATTTTTTGCATATTTTAAAAAAAAGTTAGTTTGTTCTTGTAAAAAATTTTTAGATAAATATTCATTTTTTTGAATATTTTTTTCTTCTTCTACAACTAGCTCACTTTTAAATTGTGTAGGCCAATGATTAAACCAGGTAAGGCACTTATATACTTCGTTATTCTTTATTTTATCAGGTGCATATTTAAATCTATACAATCTTTCACTATCAGGATTTACATCATAATTGAAAGGTTCATGATTGGGTTTAAGATTATAAGCTTTACTTATCGCTTCTAAAAATTTTGTGCTTCCTGTTCTAGGAGCAGCTATTATAAAAATATTCATTAATACCTAATTTTTCTTGCAGGAAAATTAACTAATCCTAATGTATTAGGTTTGTAATCTACAGGAAAATCCAAGAAGTCTACCCATGGAATCTGTATCTCATGCATTTTTCCTTGATTTTCATACACTGTAAATTTTTCTACACAACCAGTCATCCATTCTAACCATCCGTGTCCAGCATTAGTTTCATTATACCATTGTACAGTGCCACCTATTCTTTGATCATAAACATAAGTAGGATATATTTCATGCAAAAAATGCAAATTTAATCCAGTTTTTACCATAGCATCTTTTAACTGGAAAAATTGTAGAGTATCCTCACCTACCATTAAATCTTTGTCAAATCTATATTGTGCTGCATTGCGGCTATATAAAACAATTCTACAATGAGTTTCCCATTGATTTATATATTTGTACTCAAACTGCATTAATTCCTGATGCTTATCACTAAGTTGTTTTGTAAAGTCGTCCCAATGCTCTACTAAATTACCTGATAAAGCTCTGTCCCACCATTGTTTAGAACGTTGAAAACATCTATAACCGAATCCATGTATACATTCTTGATCGTACGGATCTGCAGCATGAGTCCATGCGCTTCTATCTCTGTTCATATAACTCAAAGACCATGTGTACCCTTGATTAGGTACAATGCCATATTGGTATGATAGAGCCACAGCATCTGGAGGATTTTCAGATTGAACTATCATATTATAAACTACTAAACCATGAGGAGTTATGAAATCATCTCCATCAACAAGTACCATATAATCATTGTCAGATTGTAAGAATAAATCAAATACACTATTTTTTCCAGTAGCAGGAGTTCCATCACTTTGGGTGACATAATATTCTATTTGATTTTCTTTACACCATGCAACTGCCTCTTGTAAATAAGGTTCATCCCATGTGTTAATTACAATTACAAGATTTTCTTTAGGTATTCTTTTTAAATGTCTTTTAGTTGCAGCTATTCCATAACTACATAAAGCATAATATTTTAATTTTTTCATCTTAATTAATTGGCTTTATAGGCCATATAACACTATCTGGAAAGGTTTCTTGATCAGTTATATCCCTTAAACTTTGTCTATAATCTAATAGTTCTTGAGTAATATTTCTATCTGTAAGTGCCTCATTATCACACTCTTTCAGAAGAGAGTCACGTTTATATCGTATATTAAATGCCTTTTCTTCTAATGGTAAATCTTGCACTTCCCAATTTTTGTACCTGGTTGTTTCATCTTCTGTGTATATAGGAACTACTGTTTCCACTAAATCGTTATAAACTGGCTTTGCTGCAATTTCTAAATCCTTAAAACTTTTTTCATCTACAGTTAAAGTAATAGCATTACTGGTTTTTTCCTCTAGTAAATTCCAATACTCAACAGCTTCTTCTATACCTTTTTCTGCAATTTCATGAATTATTTCTTCATTAAAATTTACAGGAAGAGCTTGCATCATATAATAATCTTCTTTTTGATCTTTTGTATATTTTATTTGTACAAAATTTTGCACAAAATCTAATTTCATTATTTTGTATGTTATCATTTTATGTTACCAATATATAAATAGGTCTATTATTGTCATACCCATCTTTTAACCAATCACAAATAACTTGTACGCCACTTTGAGTTTGCCACTTCCATCCATAAGCGTAGATATTACCTGTGTAATTAGCTTTA